TGCACCTAAATGGTCAAGTCCTATTTGTGCGCCACGTAGAATATCAGCTTCATTAGCTTTAATGACATCATCTGTATATTGGTTCATGTAAGGAGTTAAGCTAGTGTTACTTAATTGATTAGCATTAACTGATAAAGGCTTGTAACCTATACCCTGAGCAGTACCCATACCTGCACCCTGTATACCTTGAGCCGCTAGGCTGTTTATGTTTGGTGGAGTTGTCTGACCACCGGGTAGTCCTTGATTAGCCATTATCTGCCTCCTGTTACTCTTTTGTTACCTAAATAATTTTTTCGTGGATTGTTTCCAAACACATTTGGTTTGTTTGCACCACCTGTAGTTCTTGGTTTGTTGCCACTACCATATGTTGCTCGTGTTACTGCTGGTGATGGTGTAGCATTAATTCCTGCCCTTGATTGATTACCTTGTCCTGTGTATCCTTTGTTACCTTTATCATCTATGACAACATTAGCGTAAACATCTGCCATTTTTTGTTCTCGTTTTTGTTGTTCTGTTAATGGTGTAGTAACTACAGGGTTAGCACTACCACTAAACCTACTTGTACTTCTTGCTCCACCGCCTCCAGTTAGACCAAACTGCGTTCTATTGCCAAACAAAGCATTATATGCTGCCATGTTTTCAGGGTTACGAGCTGTCAATTCTGCAAGAGCTTGGTCATATAAACCTATAGAACCATAACCTTTCATGCCATTATCGTATGTTGTTGGAGTAGGCATACCACTCATGGCAGTTAAATTGCTATTTGGGTCTAACAAACCAAATGCTTTAGCAGTATTAATATTATTATTCATTGCTGCTTCTTGCGTAGGAGTTAATGCAGCTACCTGCCCACCTGTGTATGGCATGTACTCAATTTGTTGTACAGCTTCAGCACGTTGTAGGTTTCTATCTGCTGGAGCGCGTACCCATTCAGGTATTTTAGTTTCAGTTGTTTTGCTACCGCCCTTTCCACCACTCATTTTAAAACTCCTTTAATAAAGTTGTAAACTGTTCTGACCAACCTTTTTTTTGTAGCACTTTTTTCCAACCCTTTCGTCCTGCTACTGTCATGCCTTCACAGCCTTGTTGTTTACCCCATGCCATTGCATCATCATGCATGTCTGTAATTTGTTTAATTCCATAGCCTTTATTACCACCTGCTAAAAAAACGTGTAAGACTTTCTTATTAGGATACACTACTATCTCAGTTACTGCACATCCATTTTTTCCCATCCACAGTTGCATATGCCCACTCATAACACCATCAACTATATCTACAAAATCGTGTGTATTACCACCTTTTTTTAGTGCTGACTCTATCCAAGCTTTACCACGCATTAATTCTTCTGTTATATTCATGGGTCGTATTTAAGTTTTACCCAAGCACCGTTTTTACTTACAACTACAGCATTTTGAGCTTCATCCCACATTAAAATGCCATCCTGTGTTGCTTTTGAGTCGGCATCTCTAAATTCTAATTTGTTACGTGTATTTACTAAAAACTTATTAATACGTTCACCCCACGTACTCCATTTATCTCCTAATGGTGGTGGTGGCAATTGTGAACTCATCGCTCACCTCCAGCATCAGCTTCTATTCTCATAATGCCTGAGCGCCAATCTGCTAATTTGTTTCCTTCTACACGTAGCCTAATTTGTCTTCCTGAAAATCTTACTGCTGTTGGATTAGCAAGTGTATATGTGCCATGTGTGGTCTCAGTATCATTAGGATGAAATCTTGTTTTAAATGATACCTTAACATCACCCTGAGTCAATTCGTCAGGTATTAATTTAGTTACTTTCATAATTTGGTCACCATTGCCGAGAGATATTGACCCTGACTCAGCATAAGGTGTATATGACCCATGAGAAAAGCCATATTCATGATTATATAAGTTACCACTAGCATCTGCCCATATTGGATTGTCAAACACACCTCTATCAACTGCTGCTGTTCTATCTATTGTACCAACCGCCCAATGACCTTCCATGTAATCATATGTAACATATTTGTCATTTTCAGTAGAGTTTTCTGATGTGTAAAACCACCATATTTCACTATGCTCTGAGTTATGTACAGCGTAAGCTTTGCTTATTTGACTGTTTGAAATATTACCAAACACTAAATCATGTACATCGCAAGGTAATTCTTTTGCTACACTTCCATCGAATATAAAGAAACCGTTAGCACCTAGCCAAAACGCACCTTGGTCGATAGCTACTGCCGCCTTTCTCGATGCAACACCACAGGCTGTTCCTACTCTTTCAAAACCATATACAAATGGCGCACCTGAATACGTTGCTAAGTGTGCATCTGTATCTGTCAGGATTAACGTAGTACCACGCATTCTAACACCACACATAATTTGACCAGTTGTGACTAGCTCAAAATCACCAGCCTCGTTTGTTGCCGCAGGACTCCACACCGTATTTGCTTCTCTGTCACACCATTGCACTTTACGTGGATTACCACCAGCACCTAAAGCAAACACAAAACGTTCTTCTGTTACTACAATTGAATTATTGCTAACTGGTGCATTTGTTAAAGCTGTAGGCAATACTGATGTATTTAATGCCCACTCGTATATTTTTCCATCTTTGGATGAACAAGCTAACAAATTTTGACCAAAGTTATCTAATGCCCATGTCGTAGCTTCTTGATAAATACCTGTGTTTGGTCGTGTAATACCGTATATACCATTATTCCAAAAACCGCCACCATAAGCTACATTAACACTAGCATTAACATCACCAGCAGTTAAACCACTTGGTGTAATGTCTGAAACTGTACTAGAAGCATTAATATAATAAAGCTTATTGTGTGTTCCTAATGCTAATGCCGAACCATTTGTGTTATCTACCCACGCATGTAAACCTCTTGGCACAGATGCAGCAGCATTTGCTTTACGTGTATCCCATCCACCAACAGGTCGTAAAGAGTTTTTGTGCCATCTTACAAGGTTTGAATCTCTCCATCTATTAGATGATTCAAAATCTGTACCGTTTTTGTAAACACCCGGTGGTAATTGTAGTGGTATTAGTGGCATGTTATGCAGCTATTGGTGTCCATGTTTCTGACCCCTCTCCTATAAGTTCCCATTTTTTACGACCTGATGCTACTATAGCTAAACTTGTATTAACATCATTAATATCTGCTGTATGTGTAAAACCGCCTCGTGGGGTAGATACACTAGAAGTGCTGGTCATTGTTGCACTTGCTAACATAATTAACTCTGAGTCAGCATCAATATCAGAGATACCGTAAATACCGTAAGAATCCGTAGCATTCGCTAAATGTATTCTTTCACCTGTAGCAGTTGTAGAACTAGATACAGTAGCTGTAGCAGAGCCAAGAGATATTTTTTCTGATGCACAAGTAGAAGAACTTGTTGCGGTTATTGTACTAGCACCAACCGATGTTAAATTAGCAACTGTAGTAACAACAGTTACACCTGCTGATAACGCACCTGACGTTCTTACTCTAATTGCATTTACATTAGCTACACCTGATGTAACCGATACTGTGGATGCGCCTTCTTCTAAATCAGCAGTAGAGTATTTACCTCTATTAAATTTATATTGACCATACTTCATTTGAAGTTAGCCTAGTTCAATGTAATATCTAAATCACCTGATGGTACACGAAACACATCTCCTGATGCTACTGCTTTACTAGCCGATAAGGTTGCATACACCATAAGATTACCTGATGTCGATGCATCAAATACTCCAACGTGTGTGACTGTACCCCAAGAACCTGTTGCAGTTGGAAATTCTACTGCTGCGTTATTGCTAGTCGTGTCACCTGAAGTTGTAAATGCAATTGGTTTTCTAACATAACCACTACCTGACAACTCTGTACCACCACCAGCTTCGCCCGGAGCTGCTGTAAATAAACCTAAGTATAAAGTTGATGGCGCTGTGTAAGCTGCACCAGCAAATACGTGGTCTAGTATTTCTGTTTCTAAAAAGTTTGTAAAGCTCATACTAATCCTCTCACTTTCATTGTTAAGCCTGACCCACTATAACGTGCATTGTCGGAGACTTCGTTTAATCGCTGTATTGCTGCACCATACATCTGCGCCCATACAGCTACCCTGTTGTCTTCTGCTAGATATGCTGCTGAATGTATTAATGCTCCGTAGAGATATACATCAGGTGCTTCTAGTAAAAGCCAGTTATCTGAATTGCTACTACTTAAAGCTGGTACTTTTTGGTAATAAAGTAATTCAAAATCTATTGTTGCATTTGGTGTTGGATAAAATTGAAACTGACTATCAGCGTGTGTGTAAGCTATAGGTGTGCCTGAAGCATCCTCATTAGCTGCTCTTTTATCTGCCATTGCATCACGTGATATTAAATTAACTACAGTCGTTCCTGTGCCAGTTAAATGCAATCTTATTGTTTCCATCCAATCAGATGGTATTTGCATGTATTCGTCACCAGCATCTTGCTGACCACTTGCACGAGCTTCCATCTTCATATGTCTTATGTCTCTATTAATTTGTGACTCTGCTAATGTAATAAAGTCAGGTATTACTGACGTAAGGTCATCCCTGTTAAGAAAGTCAGCAATAGAAGCTTTTAGTTCTGTGTAATTAGATAAAGCCATTAGTAAGGTCTCATTAATCTATCAAATTTTTCTGCTTCGTATGATGGTATTTTGTTTTGTCTTAACGCTTCAAGAAACGCAGGTCTTTGAAAATCATCTAATTGCATGTATACATTGTGTTCTGCATCAGTCATGCTATTCACTAATTCTTGTGTAGCATCCATTTGATATGCCTCTCTGTTAGCAGGTG